TCGCAAGTGTCTCGCTATGCGCACGACCATGACCATCGCTATAGGTTCGAGATACCTTACGAGGATGGTCATGGCATGCGTGGCTATGCCAACCTGCATGGGTTGTACTTCACCTTCTTCAGAGCACTCGGCTTGGAGTTGGCTGTGTTCCCGTACGGGGGTGACGATGAGCACATCGGTGACACCGATGTGATCTATGTGCGTGACGGCGATATGTGGCGTCTTCAAGAGGACAGCTTCAACGAACTGATTATGGGTCACGACCCTGTGTCAGCTAACTCAGTCTCTGAGTAATCATCAACAACCAAACGGGGACTCAGTCCCCGATCTTTTACATCAAGGAATTTATTATGTGTCTAATTATTACTGGCAAGTCTTCACAAGTTCGTTCAACCCTGCTCAACACGCACGGGCTATTGAGCGATATCTTTACCTCCAATCCTGACGGCATCGGCTTCATGTATGGCACTGCCAAGGGACTGAAGGTTACCAAGACTCTGCCTAAGAATCTCGGCGATGCTACTGCATTCATTCAGCGCCTGCCCAATGACGATCGTGAGATTGCCATTCACTTCCGCTGGACTACGCACGGCAAGACCGATATGCTCAACTGCCATCCGTACGATGTGATTCCCGGCTATATTGCCATGATGCACAACGGCGTATTGCACACAGGCAATGCTGCTGACAAGAACAAGTCAGACACATGGCACTTCATTCAGGACTACTTGCACACTGCTGTGTCGTCTGCTCCTGACCTTGTCTATGATGCGGGCTTCGTGTCTATGATGGAGGAGTTCATCGGCAACAATCGCTTCGTGTTCATGAATGGCGAGGGTCGTATGCAACACGTCAACTTCGATCAGGGTATCGAGCATGACGATATGTGGTTCAGCAACACGTACGCTTGGACTCCATCCCGTCTCATACCCAGCTACAAAAGCACGACGGCACTCAAGTCGTACAGCTACAAAAGCTCGTACGGCAGTTACATGGACGACGAGTACGACGAGATGTACGACTACAACGCAAGCTTCGGCATCTATCCCCGCAGTGTCAGCGCACACAGTGCCAACTACGACGAGAAAGCGTACGACTTTCCCGATGATGAGGATGGTTTCATTCGCCCTGAGCTTGATGATCTTGCTACTGCTCTGGCTGAGTGCGACATAGAGACTATGGAGATCTGGCTCAGTGAGATGCCTGCGTATACGATCACTACACTACTGCACGCCTTCGAGGCTTCGCCTCTGAGCTATACGCATCGCGCGGATCTGTGCGTACCCGATCAGCTTACCTACGACATGCTGATGGAAGGTGATGCCTCTGGTGTTATCAGCGCAGCTACCAAGTCGCACTTTGCTGCGACCAGCCTTGCCGAGGTCATCTGCTACTACCTGCAGTGGGATGTACGCAAGCCCGTGTCGTTCAAGTCAACATTGCCTGCACTGTTGAGCTAAACCAACCGCATCGGGGACTGAGTCCCCGATGCATAACCCAAGGAGAATGTATGAAACTTTTTACTTCCAAGATTTACCAAGTACCCAATGCCAAAAAGGAACCGCTGTACACATTGGAGGAAATAGCCGACAAGCTCGGTGTCGATTACAAGGTGCTCAAGAGTTGTATCAGCAAGAATAGCAGGGTGTGCCCATCACCTAAAGCAGTGCTTATAGCCAGATCAAGTAGTCAGATGACTAGGAAGTTATACATGCTATCTGAATACAAAGCATGGTTTAAAGAACGACAAGACAGTATGAAAGGAGAGAGTAAATGAGAAAGACAGGATGGGATCCACCTGCGCTGATGCAGGATGACCACGGGGGGCTGAGCAGATGGTTTGCTACGCGCCCTGATGCACGCTATACATTTTTAAACCCAAGGAGAAAGCGAATGAAGTACCGAGTACAGATAGTTATGTCCTACTGGCAGACAGTAGAGATCGAAGCCGACAGCCGTGCCGATGCTGAGAACCGAGCGCTGTATGAGTTTGACATCACCAAGGCACGCATCGGTGAGGGTGAGGTGTATGACACAGAACTAATCGAAGGAGAAAACAAATGACTGCAATCACTAAGACGCAGATGGTAAACGCCTGTGCTGACTACGAGATAGCGTGGTTCTTTGACAGAGAACCTGAAGAACAGAGGGAGGTGTTCCGACACATCCAACTGCATGGGTTTAGAGGGTTCATCGACTACCCTGATGACGCCTTGTTCGCCGCTTGTGTAGACAAGGGCATATTTTTAATGGAGGAATGAAATGAAGTTCGAGGTACGAAACCATAACGACACGCTGCTTGGCGTGTTCGACAACGTGCATGACGCACTCAAGGAAGCAATGCTGTACAGGCATACAACTAGCAATCCCGCTTATGTAGATGAAGTAAAGGAGAAAGCAAATGAAGACGATGACAATAGCGCAATTGCGTGAAGCAATTGATTGGCTTGACGGGAACGTTGAAGTCTACATATGGGTTGATGGTAATCGCTACCCCATCAGCATGGTTGACGACAACTTCACGGACAACATGATAGACATCAACGCTTATGTAGGAGATGACAAATGAAAGTTAAAGACAGCATAGCGCTACACCTGCGCTGTATCGAGGCAGACCTACGCAACTACTTAATCGAACCAATGGCGTACTCATCCGAGTACTTTGAGGATATGCACGTTTTGCTGTTGGATGTGATGCAGAGGCTGGGCGTCACGCCCGAATCAGAAGAAGGAGAGTCCGAATGATGACACCATGGGAAAAGTTTGAAAGAGTAGTACTTTTGTTATTGGTAATTGTACTTATAGGCGATCTTTTATACTGGAGACCCCATTGACAACTGTCTACTCTTGGACAAATAATGTACCTCCCAAGGAGAAATAATGAACAACACACCCTACGATACAGGTAAGGTCAAGATCGGCTTGACCTACACACCCCCACCCCCTGAATGCACGCCTGAGTCCGACTGGATACAGGGCGTACTGCTTGGCGACAAGCAGGGGATGGATGACCTTCTACTCACCACGATACAGTCCATTGGGCTTATCGCTTTCATCGTTATCGTCATGCTCATAACAGGAGGAACCTCAAATGCCTGACATTCAAACCGCTTTCAAAGTAGCCCTTAGCAAGACCTTAGCTGACTGGGACGACGAGGGGGAGTCACCCCCTGTTCAACCAGTGTCAGCTTCTTTTTCGCAACCAACCCAACCAACCAAGGAACTTCCCGTGAAGAAAACATTCAACGTAACCAACAACATCTCTCGCGTAACTTTCGACTACATCAAGAACAACCCCGGCTCCACGCGCAAGGAGATAATCGAGGCTCTTGAACATCAAGGGTTTGTGGGTGGATCGGTGTCGAGCCTCGTCGCACAGATGCGTCGTAATAATATGATCCATGAAACCAACAACCTGTACTACGCAGACATAGCCGAGTACCGCCCAATCAAGTCGCTCAAGGCACTCAAGAAGATGGAAGCCCCGATAGCACCACCCAAGCGCAAGTACGAGAAGAAAGCCGTCACAGGCATCGGTGCGTTGTTACGAGAGAAGCTAGAGAATACGCCTATGCCAACCCAAGATGCACTTGATGCTGCTGCTTATGCCATGGGCGGGCATACGCCTAAACGAATGATCTCGCTTGTGCGTGTCAAGTCGCCCGAAGATATCTTAAAAGATATGACTGTGTATCAGGCGCATGGTTTGTATCGCCACCTCAAAGAAATGTTTGGAGGTTAAGATGGAAAGAACACATTTTGAAAATGGCAGAAACGCGTTCCCAGATGAAGCCAATCGCGGCATGACTTTGCGTGACTACTTTGCGGCTCAAGCTATGCAAGGGATGTTAGCGGCTTGCACAGGTTGGTCAGACGCATACCAAGAGCGCATGGCTAAAACAAGCTACATGATGGCAGATCAAATGTTGAAAGAGAGGGAAGCATGAACTCGACTCAACTGCAAGCCGAACTGATTGAGGGTCTGACCCAAGAAATTTGCAAGACTATTGAAAACTACGAAGGCTCGATACACGCTTCAACTGTGCTGGGCGTGTTGGACATAGTAAAGCACTGCATACTTATGGAAATCATGGAGGAAAATAATGAGTGACACACTTTTTAACAAAGACGATTTTGAAAGCATATTTGGCACGCCCAAAGTGCACATGACAATAGACCCTATGGTGCGCAACGCCGTGCTTGAAGAGGTGGCGCTTGAGTTCGATGCCATGCGCATTGCGTTTGGTGACACAGCCCATAGCTTTGCCACGTATGTGCGGGAGATGAAAACATGAAAGGCACTGGCTTGTTTAGTGTTATGGACAGCAACAATTTTGCAGTTAGCCCGCACCAGAATTTTAGGAAGTGGGCAAACCGCCAAGGGCTGATGTGTTGGAAGTGTCAGAAAGACAAGCCTCGTCAAGGCGGCTCAGAAAAGATGATGGGCAAAGGCATTGAGGGCATACGCCGATTCATCTGCAAAGATTGTGTGGAAGCTAAACAAAGGAGCCTGAAACTTGAAGAGTAATCACAATATCATTCGTGAGCTACTCAAGCGACACCCCGATGGTTTGAAGTCAAGCGATATAGCTGACATTACTGGCATAGACGTTCGCTCTGTCAACAAATCATTGGAGGGTGTGTTTGGTGTGTACATCGATCGATGGGAGAAGGCAACCTTTCGCAACACATTGGCGGCAATATGGGTTGTCGTTGACGTGCCTGAGAACTGCCCGAAACCAGAAAACACTGGAAGAAGATCGCGTGAACGAATACGCAATCCTGCTGACGCTATATTTTTAAACAAAAGGAGAGAGATCAATGACTAGCGCTAACGATACACAGGTAGCGGGCACTCACTACAAGACCAAAGCTATACAACCATGGGACTACATCGTGGGCAATAACATTGGGTATTTGGAAGGCAACGTAATAAAATACGTGTCCCGTTGGAAAGACAAGGGCGGTATTGATGACTTGCGCAAAGCCCAGCACTACCTGACCAAACTAATAGAAACACAGGTGAAGTAGTATGAACGACACAAGGATGGAGCACGCAATCGCCCTTGCTGAAAAGTGTTGGGAAAAAGCAAGCAGAATCGAGCCCGAGTTTGTAGAGCGCTACTTGGAACTGTCTGCGGAGCTACTACTGTCCAAGCCCGTGGTACTTGGTGATGAGTTCAGGGAATACTGTAGCAAGCATTTGCTGTTCAGACCTGCGACACTGCATCCTAATGTATGGGTGTCAGGCGTACGTGCGCTCAAGACGATTGGTTGGATTCAACACCAAGGCTATACAACGCCAACCAAGTCGCACAACCACATGCCCTCTGTATCAATGTGGAGGAGCATGATCTATGGCAGCGACACCTGAATCCAAAGTCAAGAAGCGGGTGCGTGAGGTGCTGGACAAGCTTGGCATCTACCACTTCATGCCACCAGCCAACGGCTTTGGTCGGGCGGGTATTCCGGACATCATTGCCTGCATGGACGGACACTTCATTGCGATCGAGTGCAAGGCTGGTAGTGGCAAGACAACAGCCCTGCAAGACCTTGAACTCAACCGCATACACAACGCAGGCGGAACAACTTACGTAGCAAGGGAGAGCAACATAGATGAACTACAACAAATACTCAGGGAGAAAAGAAGTGGCTTATGAAGACATGATGACCCAAGAGGAGCTTGAGCGCAGAGTCAAGAGCATGTCAGACGAAGAGCAAGCGCACTTCAAACTGCTTATACACAAGATCGTGATGTGTTATGGCGATGGCAACGCGCAGGGCGTGTTCATCATAGGACGCGCTGAAGATAATGTAGCAGGAGTCGTCACCCTAAACTGTGACGAGATGGAGGCGTCGCAACTCATGTTGGCGGCAAACGATTTTTTCGGCTTTCTAAACGTCCTAGGCGCACCACCCAAAGAAAACTTTAACTGAAGGAGAAGATATGACACAAGATGAAATCATGAAGATGGCGCATAAGGCGGGGCTTCATATTGCAACTGATGTGAATTGGATGCCCATCATTAGTCTTGGATACGCTGAGAGGTTTGCCAAGCTAGTAGCACAGCATGAGCGTGAGGCGTGTGCAGTGGCGGCGGAGAAAGAATCATTGCGTGGTTTACCTGAAGAACAACCCGAGGGCGAAGAATTGCTACGCGCCTGTGCGCAAATCGCGGGTGGGGTTCTTATTGCCGACGCCATCCGAGCAAGGGGACAAGCATGACCGACTGCCCAAACTGTGAGTACCACAGGAAACGAACACAACTGTGGCGTGATGAAGCCTACAAACAAGCAGGGCATCCGTTGCCTGAGCGTGAGTGGGTTGCGCTGACGGATGAGGAGATAGAAGGCGCTATTGACGACGGCTTTGCATTTGGCCTTAGTGATGGCAACATGTCAAACGAGTATGTGATTCGGTACGTCCGAGTCATTGAAGCCAAACTCAAGGAGAAAAATGTCGGCACCCTATAAACAGATCATCACGATCGACTTCGAGACCTACTGGGACACCGGAATAGGTTACACACTCAGCAAAATGACAACGGAGGAGTACATACGTGACCCAAGATTCAAAGCATTCGGAGCCTGCATCCATGAGTACGGATCAGACAAGCCAACCCAGTGGTACAGAGGAGACGAACTCAAACGTATCTTGGGTTGCTATGATCCTAAGACCACTGCTGTTCTGGCTCATAACGCTCAGTTCGATGTGTCTATATTGGATTGGGTATATGACTGGCACCCAAGCTTCATTTTTGATTCTCTTTCTATGGCTCGTGCTCTACGGGGCGTCGAGGTGGGAAACTCATTGATGAAGCTGGCCAACGACTTCGGTCTACCGCCCAAAGGCAACGCTGTGTACAACACCAACGGCTACACGGAACTCACGCCTGCTATGGAGAAAGAGTTGGCCGACTACTGTGCGCACGATGTGTACCTGTGTGAGCAGATCTTTACCCGCTTGGCTGTTGGCTATCCCTCGAAGGAGCTACGCCTGATTGACATGACTCTGAAGATGTACACCCGTGCATGCCTTGAGCTTGACCCCAACATGCTGACGGACGCCATACTAGACGAAAAGGAAAAACGTGAAGCCCTATTACAGAAGCTCGGCGTGGACGAGACTGCACTGGCGTCGAACCCGCAGTTTGCGACACTACTTGAGACCCTCGGTGTGGTTCCCCCAAGGAAAATCAGTAAAACTACCGGGAAAGAAACACTTGCGTTGGCTAAGAATGATGCCCTCTTTCAATCGTTACTTAACGGTGAACGTGAAGACGTTGCCCTTCTTTGTGAAGCGCGTCTTAAAGTTAAATCTACCACCGAACGTACCCGCGCACAGAGGTTCCTTGAAATCAGCCAAAGGGGTTCGTTACCAGTACCTCTCTCGTATTATGGAGCGCAGACGGGACGATGGACTGCTAGCAAGGGCTCGGCCATCAACATGCAGAACCTCAAGCGAGGCTCGTTCCTACGCAAAGCGATTATGGCTCCCGCTGGTCACCAATTGGTCGTGGGGGACTTATCACAGATTGAACCGCGAGTGCTCGCGTGGCTTTCGGATTACACAGACATGCTCGACATCTTCCGCTCAGGTGGTGACCCTTACGCCGCTTTCGGCGCTCAGATGTTCAACATCCCAAATCTCACCAAAGAAACTCACCCAGATCTTCGGCAGTCTGCGAAGTCTGCGCTCCTTGGGTGCGGGTACGGCCTCGGTTGGGCAGCGTTTGCATCGCAACTTCTCACAGGGTTCCTCGGGGCACCGCCTCAGCGTTACGACCTCGCTTTCGCAAAGAAGCTGGGCGTTACGCAACAAGCCGCGGAGAAGTTCCTAGACTGGGAAGTGAACGTCGAGAAGCTCAGGGCAATACCGCACACCTGTACAACCAAGGAGCTAGTCATCCACTGCTTAGCATCCAAGGCCATCATCGACAAGTACAGGGCTACGGCTACGCCTGTGGTGGACTTCTGGGCACTCAACACCGAGCTTATCCACGCGTCGCTGTACAAGGGCAAGGAGTACAAGCACAAGTGCCTGACCTACCGCAAGGGGGAAATCGAGCTTCCATCAGGCATGAAGCTGTTGTATCCTGACCTCAACGTCAGGCGCTACACAGACGAGAAAACAAATAAAGAGCAGGTCGAGTGGACATACGGCCAAGATCGTACTAAGATATATGCAGGCAAGATAACCAACAATGTCACGCAGGGCGTAGCGAGATGCGTAATGACAGATGGTATGGTGCGTACTGCCAAGAGATACTTTGTGGCTGGAACAGTGCACGACGAACAGATCGTTGTGGTTCCTGATGCAGAGGTGTCTGAGGCTAAGGCTTGGGTCTTAGCGCAGATGACTATGGAGCCGCCCTATATGCAGGGCATTCCATTGGACGCTGACGGTGGCGCACACCGTCGTTATGGGTTAGCCAAGAGTTAACAAGGAGAAGCATGAAGTTACCAACAAAAATAAGAGTAGGTCGTAGGTGGTACTCAGTCGAGGTAGTCGAAGCTATGCTAGACAAGTCTGTCATAGGGCGTGTTCATTACGATGACCGCCGTATTCAACTAGGTCGAACGAGTAACATCACGGGCAGGCAGTTCAAGCCCGAAGAGATCACAGATACGTTTTGGCACGAGGTAGTACACACAATTCTTAAAGACATGGGCGAGCACCGCCTTAACTCCAACGAAGCGTTTGTCACCAAGTTTGCCAACCGATTAACAGAAGCCATTAACACAGCAAAGTTTGAATGAAACAACCAGCATGGTCACACAGCAGCCTCAAAGATTTTGAAGGCTGTCAGCGCCGATACCACGAGGTCAAGGTCTTAAAGAAGTACCCCTTCCAAGAGACTGAGGCTACGCGGTACGGCAATCAGGTACATAAGGCTATCGAAGACTACATCAGGGACAAGACACCAATCCCTGCTGAGTATGCGCAGTTCCAGCCTGTAGTGGACGCCATGCTGGGTAAGTCAGGCAGAGCGCTTGCTGAGCATGAGATGGCATTAACGGTGGACTTAAAGCCTACGGGCTGGAAGTCCCCTGACGTTTGGGTTCGAGGCATTGCCGACATCCTGATCGTTAACGATGA